TTATGTATTCAAAACTATTAATTATTCTTATCGCTAAATTTATTGAGCAGTTTGAAAAACCACTCCAATGATAATAACTATTCGCTAATACCTCACCATTTTTTACTATTTCTAAATTTAATCTTTGTCCCATTATTCCTTCTCCTCCACTCTATCTATTTTTTCTATAAATAAATTTTTAAATATTTTTTCTAATACATTTACTACAATGCTGTTTCCAGCTTGCTTATACAATTGTGTATTGCTCATGGGTATACTTTGGGCTTTCTCAAAATCATAATCACTAAATCCCATAAGTCTCCAACATTCTTTCGGTGTTATTTTTCTGATTTTTTTTACTTCTATCATTGGTTGTCTGTTACCACCTTGCATATTAGTAAGTGTAGGACTTAAACCATCTTTTTCCCATACATTTCCTGCATATCCTGTTCCTTTATCTTCGCCATAAATATTTCCTATTCTTTTAACGATTGGTACATTTCCGCCACCTGTTCCCATTGCTGCTTGCAATGTATCACATATTTCATCTTGTAATTTTCCTTTGCTTCCGAAATCTCTATTATAATGTTTAAGACTTTTTTCGCTTAGATAATATTTTTCTTCAACTTCATCTTCTAACATGTCTTTAAGTCTTAATGCTAATTCTTCTTTTTCTGGAAACGTAAAATCACCTTTGTCTATATCTTTTCTTATAGAAATCGTATAAACTCTTTCTCGATTTTGTGGTATTCCATAATCTTTTGCATTTAATACTTGATAATAGCTGTTATAACCAAGTATATTCATTGTTTCTATGTACGCATCAAAATTATGTTTATGTTTTTTGCTTAATATATTTTTAACATTTTCCCATAAAACATATTTAGGTCTAATTTGTCCTACTATTCTTATAGTTTCATACATTAAACTTGACCTTGTTCCACTACCAATATCTCCTCCAGCTTGTTTTCCTGCTACTGAAAAATCTTGGCAAGGGCTTCCATGTGTTATTAAATCTATATTTTTAAAATCTTTACTATATGTTGTTATGTCTTGTGTTTCAAAGTTTGTATTATGTATTGCATTAAAACTTGCTATTGCATATTTATCTATTTCAACTGCATCAACAATTTCTACGTCGATGCCTATTCTTTTTAATGCTGTACTACAAGCTCCAATTCCTGCAAAAAGTTCTAATACTTTTAACTTCATTCTCTTTCCCTTCTTTCTGCTTCTTTATCTATTTTTTCTATTTCTGATTGTACAAAGTTTTTATAATCATTACACCCTTCTTTATTTCCTATGTTGCATTGTACTTTTAAACATGGGTAATATGTACACGTTTTACAATTCATTTTGTACCACCACCTGTTTGTTTTCTACTTCATGTACTTCTTGTATGTACATTAATGCTCCTGTTATATAGCCTATACAAAATATTATTAATATTATTATCGTTGCTTTTAAGGTTTCTATTTTATCCATTTGTTTCCTCCTACATTTCTATATCTACGCTTTTAATATCTATTCCTAAAAGTATTTTCCAAAACATTCTATTAACCCAATTAAAATGTTTTGTATTATATACTTTTATGTTTCCTATAATTATTTCTGCTTTGTACTTTTGTGGTTTATATCCAATTAATTCTTCATCAAACGCATCACTTGTTATGTCGTAACACATGCTATTTTCTATTTTATCCATTGTGTTCTCCTTTCAATTTCATACTACTGTAATATTCGTTATATAGTTTTATCCAATCTGTAAATCTCATTGTTACCATTAATTCTTGATAATTCTTTTTGTGAAATACTGTTGGCATTGCTTCTCTTTCACTTGCAAGATTATCTCTTATTGCTTGATTCATTGCTTCACTTAAATTAAGTTTTTCTACAAACTTTACTTCTGCGTGTATGTAATCAATGCCTTCAATATCATCTGCTCTTCCTGTGTTTCCTTTAAACTGTGCTGTTCTATTGCACTCATAACCTTGTTTTTTAAATTCATTCACTACATAAAGCTCTCCGCTTTTTACCCTTTCTTTTACTATTTATCGCCATTCTTCTTTAGCTCCTTTCGTAAGTCTTCTATACTGATATTATGCATATTTCCATTTAAATCCGCCCGCTGTTTTACGTTTGTTTTTGCAACATTCATTTATGCTACTATGCCATATTCCAGTTTTTCTTTCTGCCTCATAGCTACCAAAATATTCATTTATTATTTTATTATCTTTAATCTGAAGTATCTTTTTTGATTTTATATGTTCTTTACCAAATTTGCCCTTATAATATTGATGACATAATCCTTTTTTCCAAGCTCTTATTGTATTCTCCTTAGCAGTAACCCACTCTAAATTTTCTATTCTATTATCTGTTTTTATTCCATTTATATGGTCTACAATATTGTATTTTTTTTCATTAGGTATAAAAGCTTTTGCTATCAATCTATGCATACTTTTATTTTTTGCTATTCCTTTTTTTGATAATCTAACCACATAATATCCTTTTATTAAAAATGGTTTTAATAATCTTTCTTTTCCATTATCGGTTCTTCTTACTCTACCTAAATTACTAATTTGATACAGTCCTTCATAATTTTCTATATCTTTCCATTTTTCTTTCATTTGACAACTCCTTTTTTAAAGTATTAATATCTAATTCTTCTATTGTTGCATATTCGCATCTATATGTTCCTTTGAAGTTTTTATCTTCTAATCTGTTACAGCCTAAACAGTTTTTACATAGCCCTATAAGTTCCATTTTTCTTCCTCTGCTTCTATTATCTTTGTTATAAGTTCCTCTTGTGCCTTTAAATCTATTAGTGTTGATACACTCCACATAGCAGGTATCATATGCTCTTTTTCTATTTCTTCTATTGCGTTTTTCTTATTTATTTCTATATTTTCTCTAATTAAGTTTAGTAATTTTTCTTTGTCCATTTTTACCTCCTATTCGCATCAACTATACATTCTTCAAGTACAAACTCATCATAAAATACCTTTTCATTAAACCTATTTACACCTTTTTTATGCACATTCTTTATTGAATACCCTTCTTCTCTTAATTGTCTTATGTACTCACTTAATCTTGTATTTCCTAATTTATCTATTGCTTCCTTTGTTGTTATTTTTCCATTCTCTTTTAAATAATTTAATAATCTTGCTTTATGTCCTTTCATTTGTTATCACTCTCCTTTAATTTGCATACATTCCGTTAAATTCTGCTTCTGTATATTCTCTTTGCTCGTATTTTTTTGCTTTTTGCTCTGTTTTTTTACTATATCCATTCCAAGTAAGTATTTTTTGTTTCCAACTTTTAACCTCTTTGCCGTTACTATCTACCCAATTTCCTTCTGTAAAGAAGTTATAGAAATCTATAGCCACTACTTTTAGCTGTTTTTCTTTAACATAGCTTTCAATTTCTTCTAAAGTCGGTGGAACAAAGTCTTTCTTTTCTTTCTTATTGTCTTCTATTCTTTTCTTATTCTTATTAGGAGCGATTACTCGTCGAACATTCGTCGAATATTCATCGAATAACCTTGACATTGTTTCTTTATCGTATTCTGGTATCTTACTTTCACTAGGTCTATCAATCTTTTGCCAAGTGTTCCAGTTATAAAGGCTATAATAACTACTTCCGTCACAAGAGTAAAAAACTACGGACATATTAGAGCTTATCTCTGATAAGGTTTTATCTATATCGGCACTTCTTATACCTTCCTCGTAAGGGAATAAACTAGACTTTAAATATACTGGATTACATCTTCCTCTACCTTCGTCATCTGCAAGAGAAAATAGTCCTATAAAAACTAATTTTGCTAAAGTAGATAATCTACTAAAATCTTCACTTTGCCATATATTAGGGTCTATCATTCTTTTTCTTGCCATTTGCTTTCTCCTTTCGTAAAATAAAGGGCTAAAACTTATTACGTCTTAACCCTCGTTGTTATATTTTTATTTCTCCTGTATGTATTTTTGTATGACATATTCTACATACTTCTATTAAATTGTCTTCTGTATCATTTCCACCACTACCTTTTGATTTTTTATGATGTTTTTCTGTTTGTCCTACTTTTCCACAGATTTCACATTTACCTTTTTTATCTTTTAATAATTTCTTATTTACTATTCTTCTTTCTTTGGGTACAGGGTGGAAACTATTACTTAGGTCTGTTACTATCATTTTGTTGCACCCCATTCCCTTGCA